GGTAACGCCAGCTGCTTCTGGTATGTATTCACCAAACTGTCCTAGATTGCCAGATAAAGTTCTAGCCTCTCTTTCCAAATCTGTTAAATCAGCAGTGCCTTCAATAGGTATATCTCTTTCTTGAGCTATTAAACCTTCATATTCTCCAGGCGAACCAAAGTAAGAAGATAGTATTCTTCTGCTAATATCCTCTGCGTAAGGATCAATAAACTGATAACCAGTTTGTGGTAGCTCAAGAGATTCAGCTTCAACTTTTTCTATTTTAGGTTTTTTACAAGTACAACCCATTATTATTACCTCAAATCGTTGTAATAAGTTCCACCAATTTTATGAAACCCATTTTTAAAAAATAACTTTTCTGCTTTTTCAATGCTAGTAATATTATAGATACCCATAACTATAGGCTTGTTTTTTTCTTTAGCATAAGCCATAGCAGTTTTTAATAAAAGATCTGAAGGCTTTTCACCATCAGTAATTTCTCTGTGTTTAGGCAATACATAAAACCAAGAGTCACCTAAAAAATTTTCATTAGACCACCAATGATCGGTTTCTTCTAAACCCACACTGCCAACTATATTGCCATCTGTATCTCTCACTACAAAAACAATACCATCTAAAAGAACACTGTTTATTTTATGTGAAACTCTACCCCAATGTAGTTTTGGTGATTTGCCATTAATTGAAAAAGAATGTTCTTTATGAAAATTATCAGCTAAAAATTCAGCTATCTCTTTACCATCTGCTTCACAAAATTTTAATTTATCTACCGTAAATTCACTCATGACATTGATCCCATGTAACCTTCAGCCGCTTTTTGTAAAGCGTACATTTGTTTTGCGCCTTCCATTCTTTGTGCAAATGGGTCATCAGCTGGCGCACCAGCTAAGGCACCGATACCACGTACTGCTTTAGCGTTGGTAATAAATTCACCATCACTCAACATGGCTGGTATTTTATCGTCACGTTCTCCACCAGGACCAGTTACTAAATCATCCCGATCTGGAAACATTTGACCATCTACCATCATGCCGTCGGCTGCGTATAGTTGACCTGCAATTCTTCTAGGCTTTAAATTAAATTGCACTCTTTCTTCTGGGGCTGCAGCCATAGGGTCAAACTTACCAGGTCTGCCAACATTGTAAGCCTTAGTAACCTCTGAATAATAAGGTCGATAGATAGCTTTAAGAGGAGAACTCTCATCAATGTATTGAGCAGAGTCTGGAGTATATTGTTGAGCTCTTTGTAAATCTAATATAGCTTTTTGTAATTCTCTATCGCCACCACTAAGACCTGGAAAAGTATCAATTAACTTTTTTAATTCATTATCTAGTTCAGAAATACCACCATCAGCCATTCTAGTTATTGATGGAATGTTTGGTCTGTTTAAAGGACCAATGCCACCAGATGTTAATCCTTGAATGTCTGTCATTTCTTCAAATTGACTTAATTTTTCAGAAATTTTATCGCTTTCTTCTTGATCGAATTTAAGATCTTTTATTTTGTCTTTTAATTTTTCTAACATATCAGCAAATCCACCAGAGGCAAAACTCTCAATACCTTGTTTTTCTTTGAATACTTCCATTGCCATGTCTGGGTCCATAGCCATACCACCAGCTTCTAACATAGCCACTCCACCAGCAGCAAAACTATCTGGATCGTAGCCCATTTTTTCTACGACATCAGGTCTCTTATTTGCTAGAGACATTAAGCCTTCTTGATTTGGTTTTATGTCTTTCATATAACTATTCCTTTAAATTACTACGTGCGACAGATTTAGACTTTTCCCAGCTACGCATACCACCAAGTCCTAGTAAACTCATAGTTAAAGTTAACAAACCTTCGGTTGCTATTTCTGGTATTGGGATATCAGATCCTGAAACCATTAAGCCCCAATTCAATATAGGTCCTATAAAAAAAGACCATAACAATCCTAAACAACACACCCACATAATCGCTGGTCTAGCACCGGCGACAAACATGGACGGGTTTTTAGCTTGTTCTTTATTAACTTCTATTTGAGCTAGATTTGCATTGTGTAATTGCATATCCAACTCATGCTGTAACTTAGCTTTCAAATCTTTGTCTTCAACAAACTTGTCTAAAACTTTGCCAGCTACACCTACTACTGAATCTAACATAATTCCTCGTGTAAGTTATCAAAAGTCATCATAAGATGCGCCATGTTGTTCATACTATTCTATATGTACTTCCGTCAAAAGTCATGGCTATCTTCCTATTATCTTCTGGGTTTGCATAAGAGACATGTACCCAGCCACTATTAGGACTAACGCCATCGTAATATTCTAAAATAATCTGATCGTACTCTAAATTTTCTATAATGTAGTTAAACAAACTTTCGTTATCAACAGTTGGTATTTCTATGTCTACTGCTTGCCCTAAACAATGTTGACTTTTTGCTGAGCCACCTATGGCTTTGTTTAGTTCTGGGGATCTATAACCACTATTAGGACTAAAAGCAATTTTGTAGTGATCTCTAATTGGTTGTACTACATTTTCACAAAGATTAATTAAATTGTTAAGTATTTCTTCATCTTGAATAGAATTATCTATTTCTTTACGTTTAGCAGTTTGACTTTTAACAAACTCACGGATTGTAAAGTTCTTACTAAGTTTAGTATTTTCGTCCCAATCGTTCACGAGTAACTGGTTCTTTTTCTGCGATTTGACATAACTGCGCCACAACCTTTGTTTAAGCGCGTAACAATACCGCCATCTTTTTTTTTGACAATCGTTTTTACATTGGTTGGTTTACCACCAACGCCTTGAGGCTTGGCTCTTTTTCTAGCTACCGCACTTTTTCTTTGAGCTGCTGTCATGCTGTTGGCTTTGGCTCTGGGCACACACTTAGGATATTTTCTTTTTGAACCTTTGACCTTGGCTCGACCACAGCTTTGAAACTTGCCATCTTTTTTAGGTGCACCGATATCTACCCAATCACCTTTAGGGCCTTTACCAAACCATTCTGTTAAACCGCCCGTAGGTTTTGCCATTACTTGTACCCACCACCGCGTTTTTTATAAGTTCTAACCAACCAAGCATTAGCATAAGCTGAAGGATAAACTTTAAATTTACGTTTGGCTTCAGCTTTTACTCTAGAGTACAGAGCTGGATTAGTTGGCTTAGCACCGCTTTTCTTTTTCTTAACGCTACCACCTTTTTTTAATTTAAGAGCGGCCAAGCTTCTAGCTTGTTTAGCATGTGCGTTACTAGCTTTTTTTAAAGCTTTTGTAACTTTTTTTACCGTTCTTTTTACTTTTTTTCTAGCTACCATTTAACACCTCCATCTTTTTCGTGCTTGTCTTAATCTAGAATTAGGATTCTTTGCTGCCTTTGGAAACTTTTTCATTTGTCCAGCGGATCTAGCACAAAAAGATTTACGACGTTTGGCTGCTTTGCTACCTTTTTTTACCTTGCCAGTTACTGCTGTTTTTAATTTAGATCCTGGGTTTAACTTTCGATAAGCTTTGACTCCAGCTTTAGTCATACCAGCACCAGATTTTGTCGCACGAAAATTCTTTTTATTTCTAGCTGGCATCTTGCCTTTCTTTCTAGTCGTCTTTGCCATTTGTGCTCTACTGATTGCCACTTATTTGTTTCTTATTTTTATAAATGTTTTGCGTCCCAAGGCTTGATTTCTTTTCATCTTGTTTTCTGCTTGTTCTAAAGTAGCATTACGCATAATTGGTATTTCTACCCCATGTTGAAAAACATCATATTTACTTTCTTCGGTCATATTATTCCTCTATGAAATTGTAACGCTAATAGCTCCTAAGCTAGAAGTCATTTGTGGACTAAATTTAACTTTGCTATCAGCAACAGTAAGTATAGCAAATGGTTCAGTAATGTCGGCAAAACCAACACCATCAAATACTTGCAATGAATTAGTCGTGGTATTAAAAATAATAGTACCAGCGTTAAAATTTGATTGATCTCTTTCTGTCGTAGTAAATTGTTCAGTATTAATAGGATCAAACTCGCCTAAGTTTAATTCTAATAATCTAACCAAACGATTGAATAAATCCGGCGTTACCAAACCATTAGCAATAGGTAATCTAGTGCCTAATAGTTTTGCCATTATCTTCTGCCGTCAGCTTGAATATCGTAACGAGTTGCCCCTAAACGCCAACCTACACCTAAATTGCCATTGTTACCATCGTTAGACGCTAAACGTACTACTGCTTGTCTGCCTCTAGCTCTAATGTGGCCTTGTTTAGTGCTTGGTGTAACAGTTGAAGTTTGCCCAGAACTCAACGTATCGCCTGGGAAGTCTCTAGTTTTAGTAACTATATTAACGTTAGAAGCTGCATCATCATCTAAAAATTTCACATCTGGTATAACTTTTTTTAGAAAAGAAAAACTATCGCCGTCGCCTAAATCAAAATCAGATGACTCAATAAAAACATTGGTCATTTCAGCACCATCATTATCAAAGCCAAACTCATGCTGGTAAAGATAATTACTACCAACAGCTTGTGGGTATTCTTCAATATTAGAATCTAACCAAGCAGTTCTATTTAGCTGTCCGTAATACCAAACTTGTTCTTGATAATTGTAGATTACATATCTGTCTATTTCAGTGGCACTAGCAGAAGGATAGAACCAACCTACTTCAGAATGTTTATTGTTACTAAAGCCGTGTATTTTAAAACCTTGCTCTTGGTTGATATCACTAAAAACATAGTTTCTAACGGTGCAAGGTAATTGTTGCACTGTACCATTGTATAAATAGAAAGAATCGTAACTCATAAAGAAGACACCGCTAGGCGCAGTAATCGCTGCTTTAGGTCCTATTAGCCCAGTGTTTTCATTTATTAAATTTAAACCAAAGGTAAATGGTGGCCCAATAAATTGCATACTGTAAATGGCAGTATCAGTAAAAACAATTATCTCTTGTCTGGCTTTTACTGCACCAATAATCTTAGAACCAGAGGATAGTCTTAGTGACCCAGCTGTATTGGTTGTTAAGGTTCTAAAATCTAATGGGTTTTCTTGATCACTAAAAGCAATAAGCATGGGATCTATCTCGCCAGATCTCGAGTCGTTAACAATTGGATCTGTGCCAAAAACAATTAAATGTCGATCGGTTTCTGAAGTTAAAACTTGTAAGCCTACTGTTGGCACTTGATTTGCGCCTGTTTGACTACTTAGCTCAACTGCTCTATTGCCTGTACCATTATTTTCAACCCAACGATAAACACCACCACCTCGAACATTTAAAATTAAATCTTCACCGTAGTTGTCATGACTCCAAAGTCTTAAATTATTTAATGAAGTTTCTACTCCAGAAGTTGCAGCCACACCCCAACCATTAAAGTCATTAGCAGCATCAGCATTGCCTGTAACTAATTGCACAGTGGCACCATCACTATGTGCTGCTGCTGTAGTTCCTTGCACGCCACGAGTACAACTGCTCAAAGTATTTGTAGAAACTGACCCGATAGTTATTAATTCTTCACCTATTAAAATAGTATCATTAGCTACAAAGCCAGTAGCACTGGTTAATATTATAGTGGTGTCAGAATTAGAGATACCACCAGAATCATTTAAAGTTGTAGTCAAAGCACCATCTGTATTACCGCCCCAAAGTCCAGCACCCCAACCTGTAGACCTAACTACAATATCTAAACCAGTATTTATTTGATAAGAACCATCTGTGCCTGAGCCACTATTACCTGTATCACTACTATTAGCGGTAACCGTACTACCAGAAGTATCTTTAGCGGTAATAGTATAAGTATTACCATCAATAATATTTGTTATCTGATATTCTTGATTTAGGACAGTAGCTGTAATTAAACCACCTAAAGTAGCTGCTCCAGAAATAGTAACAAAATCATTTACTACTGCTCCGTGCGAAGCATCTGTTACTGTTAAAGTTGATGAGCCATTGGTGGCAGCAAAAGTTATTGAATTGGTGCTGGTTTTTCTAATCGGTGTAATGTCGTTGTAGGCATTGTTGTTCTCAACTACGTAATATTTTAAATGTGTGCCTATTCCTAAATATTTAACCCCAACTAAAGATACAAAATTATGCAAGGCCCTAGCTGTGCCTTGATAAGTAGAAGTTAAAAGTTTTTGCCAGCCACCAAATTTTTCAGGCAAGCCCATGCGAAAACGAATTAAGTTGCAATCAAACCAACTGCTACCATTATCGTATGAAGTACCTTCACGATTTATTCCAGGTTGAAAAGTTATTTTTTGTAGAGCCATTTTTTTATTTTACACAAAAAAAATAAACTACATAAGCTAGAAGAGTGATGTTTTTATCATAAAGCCAGTAATAGTTAGCATTAGAGTACCAAAAAAAACTAGCCCAGCTCTAATGCTTTTGTTTATTGATTTTACTTCGGTTTCAATTGTTTCTAATCTACGCCAGTTTTCACGCCATCTAACTTCGCAAGCTGCCTCATGTGCTGATAATCGTTTATCTATTTCTGCAACAGTTGCTCTAGCCATTTTATTCGTTAAACCAATTTTTTAAATTGTATTTAATTTGTTCGTATTTACTAGGTGAAAATTTTCTCAGAGCAACCACCCCTAAAATCACTATGCCTAAAATTACTATTAATGTTTCCATATCTACCTCTTGTTTATTGATATTAAAGGATTACCACTATCATCTTGTTTTTTCTGTATGGCATCAACTTTATCTTGCAAAGCTTTTATTTCTGTTTGTAGTACTAAAATTTCTTTTTCTATGACTACATCAGTATCAGTTAAGGCTTGTAATTCTTTTTTATAAGAAACACCTGAACGCTTTTCAACTGCTTCTAACCTAGTCACATACCCAGCACCAGTATAACCAAAACCAGCAATAGTACTAACTAAAGCAGCCACTGCGATTAATTGTCCTAATTTTCCTTTAAGCCATTCCATATTATAAATTCGGTTGTGTTGCTTTTATTTTAACAAGATTTTGATAATTTGCATCAAACATTTGTATAAAAGCAGACTCATTATCAAGTATTATGTTATCAGTATAAATGGCTTTAGCTTTGTACCAATCCATCTTATTAGGTAATTTCGTAGTTCGATAAGCATCAAACCCAGGTACGTAGTTTATGTAGTTAATTATTTTTTCTTCTTCACCGTATTCGTTATTAGCAACTCTTTCTTCAACAACTTGGTCAGCTTGATCTTCTAAATTTTGAGCAATAATATTATCAGCAATTGTATCTGCTTCTGATTTTTCTATTTGTTGAACGTTATCCATACTGTTTTGATCTGTGGTATCTGCATTAATACTAACAACAGTTGTCACAATACTTTCAGATCCTATATCTGTAATATTTTGTGTGCCAGTATTTACAGAATCCATATTCATAGTATCAAAGCTCACACTCATATTGGCGTTTGTTTGTCCAGAACCACTACTACCAATTGCATGTATATCATTTCCAGCGGTAGTGCCACTAACACTATTAGCTGCAGCACTAACTGTTTGTGCCACTACGTCTAATTGAGTCTGCGTGATACCAGATTTTTCATCTATTTTACCTATTGCTATAGCTTCTACTTCTATTTCTACTACTTCTTCTATTTCTGGTTCTTCAAGCTCTACTATTATTTCTTCTACTTCTTCTTCGTACTGTGGTTCAAAATACTCTTCTATTATTTCTTCTAACTCTTCTATAAAAATTTCTTCTTCGATAAATTCTTCAGAAAAAAATTCTTCTTCTAAACGCATAGTTAATTCAAAAGGTTGTTCAAAAGGTGTTAAAGCTATAAGTTCAATTGGTAATTCATATAGTTCTGGTAGTGGATCTAACTCAAACACGGTTTCTTGACGAAAAGAATCTTCTATGAATACAGGTTGAAAATATGATTCCTCTACACGCATAGGTTCAAAAAATACCTCTTCTTCATAAAAGAAAAATTCTGGTTCTTCAATAAAAGTACCCATTGCCATAAGCTCTTGTTCATCAATAAAACCATAATCAAATTCTTCTTCTTGCACAAAATAACCAATGTCTTGTTCAAATCTATAGCCAGCACAAAACGGAGCATATTGCGGATCTATGTCACATTGTTGATCGTCAAAAGCTTCCCAATAGCCAGGGCAACTCATATCATTAAGTGGGTTAGAACAATCAATACTGCTACCGTTACCGGAGCCAACCCCATATAAAGAGCCACCATTTTCTAAACCAGAGTTTGCTATAGAGTTATTCCAATCAACAGTTACGCAAGTGCCTGAGTTAGTGGTACCCGTGCTACATTCATCATAAAATAAATACGTATATTTTTCTGTGCTGTTACCAGCTTCACCAATAAGTACATCATGTGTTTGTATATCTAAATCACCATATCTGTACTCAAAAGTATTATTAGGCCACAGTATTATTTCAAAACTATTGTCACTACCACTACGATTGTATTCACGCAGTTCATACCAACCAAAAATCATTTTGCTTGAGTCTCCCCAAGATTTCATTCTTGCATTGCTATCTCTAATTAAGTCTGTCCAAAAAGGGTACATGGTATAAGTATGTTGACCGGTTAATGGATCTGGCGTGTAATCATTACAATAAGCGCCACTAGTTTTAAAATGCAAACAACCATTGGTGGCCATACGCGCTTGACTAAAAGTTTGATCGTAAAAAGTAAAATTAAAAGATAAGTCTATAGCTGGTGAAACACCATCATCTGCTACTTCATAAGCTAGTTCGCCTTCAAAATTATTGGCGTTAGTTTGTAGTTGATATAAAGGTTGGTTTGCTTCTGGGATGTAGTTGCTAAAAATAAAACTACTAAATAAAGCCAGACTAACTATACTCTTTTTCACAGGTGCGTCGGCTCTTTCTTACGCCTTTATGATTCTTGCTTCTAGTGCAACTTTGCATAAATTTATCTTTGCGCTCTAAGTAATCTGGTCGATCTAATTTATTATCAATCCAAGCAGCTGAAGCATCTTCACCTATTTTGCCCATGTAAGGACAAGGCGTACCAGCCATTTCCATAGCCTTAAATACTCTAGAGTCCTGACAAAGAATTGCTACCGAAGCTACTTTCATACCCGTATCGTATAAATATTTTGATAGTTTTAAACGCTCACAGTTTTCGTCTCTAACCGCTTTACCGCCAGACAAACCAAAGAGCTGGCCTTGAAATGCGCCTGATACTCCAGTCGTACAAAGATCTTGCGAGTAAGACATAATGCTAGGCGCGATAGCAGAAGCTGGTGGCGAGTTTATATCTTGTTCAATTTTTTGTGTAGAAGTAGAAGTGTTGTTATTAGTATTAGTAGCAGTGTTGTTATTGGTATTTACATTTTGATTGTTAGTGCTAACAGAACTAGTGCTATTACTAGTATTATTACTGGTTGAATTATTAGTATTATTATTAGTATTGCTATTTGTTACAGTTTGAGTAGCAGTAGAATTAACATTACTAGTGCTAGTACTAACATTAGTATTTGAATTGGTGTTGGTATTTGCATTAGTAGAAACATTGGTATTGGTATTATTATTGGTATTGGTATTGGTATTTGTGTTGTTATTAGTATTATTGTTGGTATTAGTATTTGTTGTAGTAGTACTGTTAACAGTATTTAAACTATTACCTTCACAGTATTGAGATCCCATAGTGCAATCGCCAGTTTGTGCTGCTTGCAAATAGCTGGTTATTAAAAAAAGGGCACCAATAAAAATCAAGCGTTTTAACATCAGGCCGTCCTTTTCCACATATAAACAACTATGTATGGGTTCATAATAGAGAAACTAGAGCCACTACCAGTAGAACCTGTGGTTCCACTTACACTGCCACTAAAACCGTGAGTGTGACTAGAAGTAAATGTTGCAGTATTTCCACTTAAAGCAGCTTCCTCTAAAGTGTTACGACCAGCAGTAAAATTATCAGCAGAGTAGTTAGGAAATTTACCAGTGGTAATTGTTGCTGTACCAGCATCTGTAGTACCGCTAAAGCTGGCGCTAAAGCTGTGATCATGCGAAGGTAAATTTGAAGTAGATAAGGTAACTGTTGAATCTCCACCTGTACCACTAAAAGATCCACCTGAGCCAACCATAACTCGACCAGCACCAAAAGCTTCCCAAGTTCCAAAACCTAATAAACTAGATGGATTAGTACTGCTAGTTGCATTTACATAAATTGAACCTACTGGATAAACTCCTGCTAGTGCCGCAGCTAAAGTAGTTTTAGTATCTATCTGAGTTTGTATAGCTGAAGTAACGCCATCTAAGTATTGAAATTCGGCGCTACTAACAGAGCCATTAGCAATTTTAGCAGCATCAATTGCTGCCGCAGATTTTATATCAGCATTAACAATGTTAGTGATTGTGTTGTTATCAGAGTCAATTGATTTGTTTGTTAAAGTTTGCGTGCCAGTTAGATCTACTAAACTTAAATCGTAAACTGCAGCTCCAGAACCAGCACCATCGGTAGCAACAACTTTTACTGCGCCATTTGGTATTTGTACGTTAGCGCCACTACCTTGAGAAATATTAATTGCTTGACTACCACTAGTGCTGTTTTCAATAATCCAAACTTTAGAAACTGTATTAGGTCCTAATGTTAAAGTTCTAGTAGCACTTAACGTGGCTGAGGAAGTTACTTTTAAATATAATTTTCTAATTTCATCAGTAGCACCATCTGCCATAGTTTCAGTGGCATCGGCATCGGAACTAAAACAATCTTTAGTACCACGGGCAAACCCCTCAGCAACTAATTCCAAATTAGTGTTGGTTGAAGTACCCCAGGTTCCTGATTCGTCACCTGTACTAATTTCTTTTAACCTTAAATCGTTAACGTAAGTTGCCATGTTGTTCCTCTATGCTACATCCTCCCAATCTGGTGTTTGTGTTTCAGTTATTTCAGACCAGCCTGGAGTTTGTGTTTCAGTAATATTACTATAATTTGGTGTCTGTGTGCTATCAAACTCAAACCAAATTATTAAATTTTCATTAAGTGAGCTAGTAGCACTAACTCCTAATAAAGTAACATTTGCTTCAGCATCTGGAGTTATTGAACCAACGCCACCTGTTGCTGTTTGACCCGTTGGAATAATATTTGCTTTTCCAACAATAGTTAAAGTACCGACACCACCTGTCGCGGCTTGCCCAGTCGGAACTGTGTTGGCTTTGGCAATTGTGCTAACAGATCCTAATGCTGAGGTACCAACCTGCGTGGTAACTGTGACATTGGCTTCAGCGTCAGTGGTAACACTAACTGAGCCGACAGTACTAACTAGAGTTGGTAAAGTGGCAACTGCTTGGGCATTGACCCCGACACCAGCAATTTGTCCTGTGGCTGTTTGTCCAGTTGGAATTACATTGGCTTTACCAATAATACTTGGCGTACCAAGGCCACTGGTAACTGTTAATCCAGTAACTGTAACATTACTAGCTGCATCAATTGCAATCGTGCCTAACGCAGAAGTACCAACTTGACTGCCTGGGGTTACATTAGCTTCAGCATCGGTGGTGACGCTAACCGAACCAACGGTACTGACTAAAGTAGGGAGGGTGGCTATAGCTTGCGCGTTGACGCCAACGCCAGAAACGGCACTAGTGGCCGCTTGTCCAGAAAGAGTTTGATTGGCTTTACCTACTTGAGCAGTAGTGCCAAGTGCTGAGGTTCCAGCTAAACCAGAAAGCGTAACTTGTACGGGAGTGCCACCTAAAGACGCAAAGGGCGATTGCGAAAAGGCGGTTATCCCAAACATCTTAGTCCTCGGCTATTTCTTTGGTTTCTGTCTCTTTAGGTTCTTGTAAAGAAGTTTTTAAATTATTTTCTAAAACAATTAAAGCAGCCACAATTACATCTAAAGCTTTTTGTGTTTTAAATTTTTCTTCTTGCTGTTCTTTAATTAAGTTATAAAAATATTTCTGTTGATCAGACATTTCATCAACAGGATATTCTTTATCATCAATAAGCAGTTTTTCTGTCATATTATTACTCCTGTATTTCTTTTGGTTGTGCTGGCATATCCCAACAATTTAAGTTAGAGGCTATTGTACGCCTTTCGCCTTCACCTTTGAATGGATAAACCATATGTTGTAACCAAGAAGGAAAAACTAATAATTTTCCTACTTCTGGTTTTATAACGAAAGATTGTGGGGGTCTTAATCTTT